TGGCTATCAACGATAGACAACATGCTGCGGGGAGTCGTGCCCCCCAGAGGTCGAAAGACCAGCGGTCTCGTCGTGTGCTGAGAAGCACACCACCAGGTGCTGACCTTCACGTACTGATACCTGAACTGGTTTGGGACCCAGTCCAGGTATCAAGGTTGAGCGCTAAGACATGTTGGCATAAGGCCAACAACGCACTCATCGAATCCTTTCAGCTCTTAGGATACAACTTCAAAAGTGTCCTATGTGCTTCCCCCCCCTCTTCCTCCGTCCCTGAGCTGATGTCTGTTCTGAAGCAGTGGACTGCCTTTTGGCTTCCACATATGCTGAACGACCAGACACCAGTTCAGAGGTTCAACCCATATGAGCTCTGTTCTAATGAATTTAGACGGTTCATTAAGAACAGAGTTACGGGTCACGGGAAGAGTCGGCGGATACGCATAGGCGCTCTTTTATTGTATTCTAAGAGGCTTTTTCCTGCTTTTACTGCTGAGATGGTGAGGGAGAAGGTCAGTGAGTTTGCACAGGCCGTTGCTCGTCCTTCACCGAGTATACTCCATCGAAAGAAGAGTATATTCAGGGAAATCTGGCATTCAGTGCACGAGGTCCTGGGTGGGGAACAGGGTTTTGTAGCAGATTATACAAAACCCTTTCCCCCCTCGGTTAGTGCCTGCTGGGAGAATAGTCGTTCGGAGGGTGGGATCCAGGCCTGGGTCTTGGAAGAAGTTCTTTCCAAGCACCAGGACGATCCCTCCCTTCGCCGTGTATTCTCACAGCATTCACTAACCCTTGAGGAACTCGATCCGAAAGCTGGATTTCCTGAACTCGTGTGGCAGAAGCTGCTTCGGTGTCTGTTGGAGGCCATGGAGATGGATCTTGAAGGTGACTTTGAGAACTTCCCTGTGGCCGCGACAGGTCTCACGGAACCCCTTAAGGTTCGGATTGTAACCAAGGCGAACTGGTTTCTACAACTGCTTTCCCCTGTTCAAAAGGCATGGCACTCCCGCATGCGGGAGCACCCTATCTATGAACTTATTGGGGGAGCAGATGTGGAATCCAGTCTTTCGGGGTTACATCTCAAGAAGGGTGAATATGTTGTCAGTGGTGACTACTCCGCCGCCACTGATAACATATATCTAGAGTACACAGAGGAGGCTGCCCGCGCAATGTTGGAATACACTCAGTTCAGGTTACCACCTGGACTTGAGCGCTTTGAAACATTGCTCCGGCAACTTGCTCTGGGTACCCTCACTCGTTCCTTTCTTGACCTTAAGGGTGCCGCTCCGGTTAGAATTACAAGAGGGCAAATGATGGGACATATCCTATCATTTCCCCTCTTGTGTATCATCAACCGTTCCGCCTCTTGTCTTGCCATACCCCGTTCCAGGTTCATGAAGATCAATGGTGATGACGTCATCTTTCCGGCGAAGAAACCAGAATATCGACAGTGGAAGCGCGCGACGAGCCTTGTTGGGCTCGAGTTCTCCGTTGGGAAGAACTATTTCAGTCGCGACCTTGCACTGGTGAATTCTGTATTCTGTGTCTGGGATAAGATGAAGTCATCCTGGGTGAGATTGGCAGTACCAAATGTCGGTCTGTTGAACATGCCCATAGATCGTCAGTGGGATCTCAGGAGTGGTCGACAAATCCTTCCGTGGGAACAACTCTCTCAACTTTTCCGGGAGTTCCTCTCATTTTCTAATGAGAAGAACTACCAAAAGTTCGAGAGAATGTTCCGGAAGTATTATCCGATCCTCCGGGGATTCCCTGGCCCTCTCTATGGTCCTGTTGCATACGGATGTTTTGGTGCTAGGGTGCCTAGTATCCACTATCAGTATTCAAGAAATCAACTGATGTGGATGAATGCCCACCGGCTGGGAATCTTCAATTATCTTGAGGGTACTCGTTCGGATTACACACGTGTGTGTAATTCTTATGAGTTCTTCATCAAGACAAGGAGTTTCCTTTCGGCTGGGGGACTGGCACGTTCCTATCACCTTGACTTTGGTGTTTCTGAACTTGGTTCATGGGTTCCAGCAAGACAGGACGTGTATCTCAATCGTAGTGGTCAACGTATTCAAATTGACCCCTATGAGCGAGACGGTGGACTGTCTTCTTGGTTGATGTGTTGCCGGAGGTGGATCGTTCCAGTAAGTTCTAACAAACATGTGAGGATATTTGGTGCGAGGAGGTGGAATCACTTCAAGCTTTCGAGATCGAAGCTTGGAGGTATCCCCCCTCTTCCCCCCAATTATCTTCATAGGGTTGTTAGAAACGAAACGTGGGACTACAGACCCCGTTGGTCTGGTAGTAGGGAGACTGCCAGATGGATGTCGAAGTATGAAGATGATGCGTCATTTCTCCATCAGATATTCCGGACACCTGAGAACGAACGAATTGAAGAGACCACATAGGTGCTCCCTCCGAATTGGTCCCCCCCGGGGCATGAATTAAATCTGATGGCTAAACAAAACAAGAAAACTAAACAGAAGCAAGGACAACAGGCCCAGGGTCGTAGGTCCCGACGTGGAAGAACTTCCCGCGGGCTCAGCTACCCGGCCTGGACCATGGAGAAGATGAAGGAATATGCACACATGCTGACGAATCCATGCGAGGCTAAATTGGCGTCTGGAACATATCCAGGCGAGGTTGGAGTCGTTAGTAGATTTGTTGCAGACTTCTCCGGTGTTGCGAACTCCGCTGGATGGTTAGCTTACTATCCCGCGGTGAACGCAGTCGGAGCGATTACGTCTGTCAATTCTACTACGCCTCAGACCTTCGGCTGGACCGTTGCGTCTCCATTTAGCCCAGGACATGGACTCCTCAGCACTACTGCTAACAAGAGTAGGGGACTGGCAGCCTGTCTCCAGGTGAATTTCCCCAATGTCAGTATCACCAATGTGACTGGTGAGATCACCGTAGGGTGTGTCTCGTCAGACACATTCGTCAGCGGCGGCAACTATACTGTAGATAGTATATTCTCTGTCTTAACAGAGAGGACAATTGTTCAGAGGAACCAGTATGAGTGTTTATTCACCCCTGGTTCTTTTGACAATCGATTTAATACCTACGGTACGTTTGGCGCAGTTGATCAGAGTGATACTAACATTGTGATTATTGCCTGGAGGGGACTTCCCGCTACCACTACTCCTTCCTTCAGGATAACCTCTGTCCTAGAATGGACCGCAAGACCTGCGTCCGGCCTTGCCGCGAGCGCATCGGCACCCTCTCCGGGTATCGATCCGATCAAGGTGGCATCGGTCGTCCACCAAACCCATCCGAACTGGTGGCATAACCTTAAGTCTGACCTCATTTCTGACGCCAGTACTGTTACAAGGTATGTCGCCCGTTCGGCTATGGGTGTGGCTGGAGGTCTTGCGACGGGATTCATAGGACAGGCGGCCCGTGGTCTCCTTGCTGCTGTTTAACAAAAATATGAAATGGAATAAGGCAGTAATGCCAGAACCAAAGGGTCCCAGCCTTTGCTACCCTGTTCGAGAAC